TATATATGGTTATTATGCAAATGAGTCTGATTTGTGCCAGTCATAGTCAATAATTATTTTATTTCCTGCATATGTACGAGCAGTACCAAAATCTATAATGTCACGAGTTTCTTCAAGCTGATAGATCTTAATTTCGTGGAAGTAAGGTAGTAGGAAGTCTGTTCCGTCAAATGTAACCTTGTTATGAACCTTGCCGTCTACAGTTACTGTACCGCTGACCTTAGATGCAATCCAAGCATTTAGATCTTTTGCTGAGTCGTCTCCGTTGTCCAGAAGATCCTGTATCTCTTGTGTCATTTCTATAAGGTTAACTACTGCTGTTTCTGTTAATGCATAGAAATAGTAAAGTAACTGTTCGCACTTAATGTATGGGAATGGTGTTCTACGCATCTTAAACATTCTGTCAAATACCGCTGCTTGCCCCTGGAAGGTGTATCTTGATGTACCGCCAGATGTGAGAACATCTATGCTAAAGCTTTCTGCAACACTAAAGTCGCTTGGGTATGTTGGAAACATTGGGACTGCTCCAAAACCTCTACCTGCAAGTTTCTCCTGCAAGTATTTATTGATAAAAATTGGGGGATAGTATATTGCCATTATCGTTTAACTCCTATGTTTGCAATCCAGGTATAGCCTGTTGAGATACCGACAGATCTGCCGCCACGTTTTCCTGCGGATAGATTTTTGGTAAAGGCTGAAGGATTACGAATATAATCCATAACTCCACTAACTCTTAAAAATGCTTGTGAAAAATAGTTATTAAAAAATGAATCGAATGTTTTTTCAAATCCACCTTGAGCCTGAATCCCACCAGGATTATCCACTACAATTGGATTTTTTGTAAACACTTGCTCACCGTTATCCTCAAAAGCAAGCACAGATGCATTACGAGGTCTAATTGTAACTGGAATTCCGTTTTCCATAATTCTTGCTTTGTCATAGAATGGAACAGTAGAGCCATTTTTTACTGAAACAGACTGTCTAAAGGTTGACTTAATTGATAAGCCTAAGCCAGAAACCGTATAGTCAATGTCGAACAGTCTTGCATTGGGACTGCCAGTTTGATCCCACTCATACATGTGCTGAAGTATTGCTGGATTTGTTCTGGCAGAAGAGTCGATGTATTGTTTAATTAAATCAATAGCGTCTTTTCCTACTGCGTTAAGTATGTGGTTTCTTCCTCGCTTCACGCCTTCTGTGAATCCAAAAGAGTACTGAATCATATTGTTCATTTCTTTAAGAAAGAGGGTGTCGTTAAATCTTGCTTTCATTATACATCTGCCCCCTGATTTTCAGAGCGGCGTAGAACTACTTTGTAATATTCTACAGACCCAAAAGGATTAACAAATGGAGCCTGTGTTGCAATTTCAAATAGTGTTGACTTTCCGTTTCTTGGTCCAGATGTTTCAAGGTAGATTGGATTATCAAACTTGTCACGAATATTTGTTATAACAACATTGGTTGCTGCGTTCTTTGCATCAACACTTGAAATACGAATATCTTTTTTTACTCTTCCTAATAAAATAAAGTCTGTTTTAATATCTGGGTCTGGCTTGATATCTTCCTTATATGAAACTCCAGCCTCATTAAATGAGCAAACAATTGTTTTATCTAAAACCCAAGTCTTAGTAACATTACCATAAGCAGTTGTTTCGGTAATTGGGTAATACACATCTGCCATCATTGGGAACATGAAGTCTGGGGTTTCGCAAATAGACATTACAACACCCCTAGTCTTGTAATTGACTTGGCATACTTAGAAAGTATTTTGTCTACAAGAATATTACCTGTTCCTTCAAATGACTGCTTGTCAAACTGTAGTTTGAACTGATCGGTATTGTATGCTGTCACATATCGCTTATAATAATCAAGCTGACCGCACTCAATATCTGTTATCAATAAGCTGACTGCACGAGAAATATCTGATGGTACTGCTGTATATCCAGACTCTACTACAACTCTATAGTCGTATGTTCTAGGGAAGCCACCCCAAATACCAAAGTTTAGGTCTAGATAGTCTGTGCTTCCAGCAGGAAGAATAAGATCTGCACTCTCACTTCTATTTAGCTCTCCTGTATAGGTTTGGGTTATAGCAGTTTTATCTTTTGTAATTTCAAAATTACGTACATATACTGCTGGGTTGCTTGCGTCATAAACAAGAACATTGTTTTCGTATACCTGCAAAATTTTCTTAGCATCTACCCATAGTGGTAGGTAGTCTGCCCCAAGACCAGTAGTTTCAAAAGTTGTTTTCTTATAGTAGAATCCTTGTGGGATTACAGAGTCAACAATTGCTCTTGCTAATTCTTCATTAACTGTTTTTGCAGCTATGTCAGATGCTGTGTCTGCCAGTGTATTTGGGTCTAGGTATGGTCTACGAATCTGATAGGTGTCGTCGTGAATAACGTCGCCTGATGCATCAGTAATTACAACTCTATAGTCTGAGTCATACTTTGCTGGCAAAGTAATTGTCCAGACATAAGCAGCATTATCTGTTACGGTTTGTGTAGTTGAACTAAGGTCTGCCAAGTCGGTAATGGTTGCTGTAAACACCTCATTAGTTGTGTAACTCGCTGGGATAGTATATGTAAACCCAACGGTAGTGTATGGCGATAACCTTAGTAATTCCATTAAACTCCGTACTCCTCTGCAACCTCTTCTGGGGTTGCGGTACGCACGTGATCACGCTTAAGCCACTGTTCAGCCTTTGCTTTGTCTACGATATTGTACCCTTTGTCGATCTTCCCTACGCCTTCCCACAAGACACTTCGTGTAGAGAACAATGCTACTGTTTCTTTCTTAACAACTTTAGGCTCTACCGCCTTTACTTTTGGTGACTTACTTGCGGCTCCTGAACCGATAGCACCACTCTCTGTTGGTGTAATTGAACCAGACTTTTTGCCACCTTTGGCAACGGTACGAGATGATCCGATTACGTTATCTTCATCTGTTTCTGGCATACCCTTTGATTTTTGTTTTAAGTCTGCAATTGATTCTTCTAGTGCTTCTACAGAATTTTCTACTACTTCTTCAATTGTTTCTAGTACTTCTTCAACTGTCTTTTCGACTGTTTTGATAATTGTTTCGTTTGACATTAGAAACCTCCTTAGATAATTATATCAGATAGTAAGAGAGGCAGGGACCGAAATCCCTGCCTCCCCTAAGAGTAAGACTCAACTTATGAAGATGAATCCTGGCTGTCGCTGTCAACCCAAGCTACAGCGTCTTCCTCTTCCCACTGAAGTCCGAAACGAACGAATACGGTGTATTCGATTGTGTCTTTCTTCGCAACGTACTCACGGTTTACAGTGATGTCTCGCTGGAAACCCCAAATGCGGTTTGAAGGGAATGTAAGGTCAACGTAGTTGTCTGGGTAGTAAGGAACTTCCATTACTGGAATACCTAGTACACGAGTACCACGAGCCTCTCCTAGAACCTGGTCAGTACCTGCAAGGTATGCATTACGGTACTGTTCAGTCCAGATGTTGGTTGATGCTGTACCATTTTTCTGAACGATGTCAGCGAATGTGTCGGTGCTTGCATAGAACTTAAGACCGTTCTTGAGAGCACGATACTTTCTTGGTAGAGCAGAAATAACACCCTGAAGAACCTCTGGAGTCCACGCACCGCTTGTAACGGTTGCAGAATACTCGTGAGCATCTCCACCGAAACGAACCTTGCGAACGAATCCTTCCATAATGTTAAGGAATGAGTTTCCCCCAGTTCCTGTACCATTGATGGCAAGATCTTCAATGTCATTTGCGAATGCGTTGGTCATTAGACGAACAAGGTGGTCCTCAAGGGCTGCACCTTCAATGTTGTCTTCCAATGCCTCAGCAGAAACTTCCCAGTCAAGGCGAAGCTTCTTTGTTGTTAGTTCAACCTTAGCAAAGGTTGCACCTGCGTTTGTGTATGTAGCGTCAGCCTGGTTTGCAGCACGAATAACTCGTTCTCCAACGTTGACCTTTTCGAGTTCCATTGTGTTGGCTCTCATTGTGACTCTACGACCATCTTTAGCGAGAACTGTACCGTCCCAAACATAGTCAATAAATCTACGAGCCTGTTCAGGTCGTAGAATACCACTACCTGCATCACCCGAAGGATTTACGGCGTTTGATCCAGTTGTAACACCAAAGTTTGCGGTGGGGATGTTTCCAAGTGTATCTGCACCTGGGTTAGCAACACCACCAATTCCTCCAGATGCAAATGCACCTTCGCCATTTGTTTCATTGGCTCCTGCACCTGGATAATTTTTGATAATCTCTTCCGACATTTTGTCACCTCCTAAGTGATTTTTTTTATTTGAATAGATCGGCAGTTTTGAGGAAACGTCCGTCCCATAGGGATTTCTCAATCTTATCTGATTGATTTTCCTGTACGATCTCGCCTAGATCGCCAGATTTGCGGAAAGCGGTATCTGCTTCAACAGCGTCAACTCTCTTTCCAAACTCGTTAAACTCGCCCTTGGCTTCTGTTACCTCATTTTTTACAGAGTCAATTGACTTGCTTAATTGTGCAATTTGTTCAGCTTGTGCCTGAACAACTGCTGTTAGATCGCTAAAGGCTTTTGTAACGGTATCCTTGATTTCAGCAACTGCGTCTACAAGAACATCGTCTGACTTGGATACTGAATCAGCCTTCTCAGCAACTTCTTCATCAGCAACAACTTCTTCAGCTGCTACCTCTTCAGTTACCTCTTCTGCTACTTCAACATCTGCCTCTGGAGCGACCTCAGCTTCGACAGCGACTTCTTCTACTGTCTCAGCGACTGTTTCATTTACTTCATCAGTCATAGGACTTACCTCCTTAGTTATCTTAGAAGTATTAATGCCTTTAGCACTATCTACTAAGAACTTTACCATTTCTGGTTTTTCTGCATCTGACTTTTCTACAAAGCCGATGTTTTTCATTTCAGCACCAGTTGTTGGGCTGAGTTCGGATTCGTTTGCTGAGAGCATTACGATACCGTTTGCTTCGTCCCAGAAAACATTTTCAATTTCTACGTCCATGCTATCTCCTGTGATTACGTCAACACCGTCTACCTTTTCGACAGACAAAACATTTGCAAACTGATTTGCAGGGGTATCAACTAGTGAAAGCTCTACAAGATCATAGTCTTTAATGATGCGAACAGTGGCATCCATTTTTTCGTCAAAGGCATCGTCCCACTGGTTCATCTTTCCACCAATTGAGAATCCTGAGAGTGTTCCATCTAGAACCTTTTCCCAAGTGTCTTGAGCACCCTTTGAGATGTATGTTGAAACATAAACACCTGAATAGAACTTCTTTGACTCTGGGTCAAAGTACTTGTCCTCTTTGAATGACACCATTTTACCTACCGCTTTGGGCTGGTGCATTTCACGAATGTTACCACGGAACTTTTCAAAAGCTTTCATTGAAGCTTCTGGAGTAACGATGTCGTTTTGCTTGTCAAGGTTATCAAGCGTAGCAAAGCCAGAGACGATACGTCGCTCTTCGTCAACTTTTGAGAACGGCATTGA